CGGCTGCCGAGACATCGCCCGCACGCTCTCCCGGCACGACGCCGCCCAGCCGCGGACGATCGAGGCCGACACCTTCGTCGACGTCGCCGTCGCGATCTACGAGGACATGATCGACGAAGGTTCGATGTCCGAGGACGATGCAGTCGCAGACGTGCACTTCTGCCCGTGCTGCGAGCTGCTGTAGTCCAACGCGAGGCTCCCCGGGGACGCTGGTCCCCGGGGACGAACGGACGGGAACGCGAGCGACGTTCGCGACCTCAACCAAAGCACTAGCGCGAGCACGAGCGCGACGGGAGCGACGCCTGAAACGAAACGGATTCGCAAATTCTACTAAAGGTCTGCGTGACGCTGCCGATGACATGTATGTACCCGCCAATCGCCACCGAAGGAGCCACCATGCAGCACATCACGAACAACGCCTTCGCCGCCTACCTCGACCGCAACGGGTTCGAGCTCGTCGATGAAGGCTACGGCGCGACGATCCGAACCGAGTGGGACGAGGAGGTCGCCGCCGACGTGCTCGTCGCGGACGTCGTCGACGATGCCGAGACGTCGCTGTTCGTCGTTGCGCTGCCCAATGGCACGGTTCGCATCGAGGATTGGAACGAGGGCACCGCACGCTTCGACGAGATCGACGGTTGACCGCGAACGACGACGACCCGGGCACGAGTTCGAGTAGAGAGCACGATCGACGCCAACATGGACGGACGAGATTGCCACTGCCAACGACCAACGGAGGGCCGCATGAACCAGCCCCGGTTCCGCGTTCATGTGTGGGGGTTCCGGGACGGGCTCCGCATCGTTGAGCGACGGGACTTCATTACCGAGAAGGGCGCTCGACGATTCGCAGCGATCACACGTCCGCCACCCGGATACGCAACTATCACCACGATCGACGACGACGGCGGCATCGGCAGCACGTTCGCCGAGTACCGCAACGGCATCGACACACGCAACCCATCCATCCAGCACGACGAGGAGCACGACGACATGACCGCCAAGCAGGACACTGGAACGAACCCGGACGCGAAGCCGAAGAAGAGCACAGGGAAGCAGAGCACAGAAGCTCGCGCAGCCGCGATGAAGCGATCGAAGAAGGCGATCGACGTCCGGACCGCGCTCGCGATGCCCGATGCCGATCTTCGACTCGTGCCGGTCGACGAGCGCCCGGCGCTGCCCGACGGGATCAAGATGCCGAAGGATCCGAGCGGGTACGCCGATGCGTACCTCCGATTCATCACCGGTCTGCTCAAGTGGGAGCCGCTCGCGTGGGACCACGGGAAGTTGCCGCGGGACGAAGCGAAGGCGCTGCGCGTGAAGGTGCGCGCTGCGATCGGGAAGGCCGCTGGAGTGAAGCCAGAGAACGTCGACGGGTACAAGGTCCGCGTGCACGCAGAGCCCGGATCGAAGGAGAAGCCCGCTGCCAAGCCGCGAGCGAAGCGCGCAGCGACGTCGAAGCCAATCCCGAAAGCGTCGTGACGACGGGCCTTCATACGGCCGGATCCGGCCGACGATAGACGGCAACCGGCGCGGACGCGGAGGCCGAGGGGCTACGCTTTCCCGGCCTCCGCCGCGTCGCCGGATTCGCACCACCAGACCACACCAAGGAGACACACGACATGAACATCGCCGCAATGATCGGGAACGCCGCGAGCGATCCCGAGCTTCGATACACGAGTGACGGGAAGGCCGTTGCAACGTTCCGCCTAGCGGTCAACCGACCCGGGACCGAACTCGCCGACTTCTTCACCGTCGTGTGCTTCGGGCGCCAAGCGGAAGTCGTCAACAAGTACGTCACGACCGGGCGACGTCTCGGCATCGAAGGCCGACTAGCGTATCGCTCGTGGGAGACGAAGGACGGACAGAAGAGGTCAACGGTCGAGGTCGTCGCGAACCGCGTGTCGCTTCTCGGCAGCCGCGCAGACCGCTCCCCATCCGGATCGCCCGACGAGCCCCGGGATGCCCCCGCAAAGAACCCCGCATCGACCGATGAAATCCTGCTCTAAGAGCACGACGATCGGTGATTACCAGCGCGGACGGTCGACGCGATCGTCGCAGTCGAACAACGGAGGTCGTAACGATGAACAGTAGGTGCGAAGCGGTGCTGGCAGACGGCCGGCTATGCTCCGCCCGAGCAAAGACCGAACGATGGGACGGTAATCGCCCACGCGACCTTTGCCGCAGCCACGCCGCGCTGTGGGACGAGTACCGGCACGAAGCCGGAATCGAAGCCGCACGAGCCCGCATTGACGTCGGGCTCGCATACCGCCACCAACACGAAGGAGCAACCACATGACCGCGCACACACCACACCCGCCATCACACGAAGTCGGCCTCCAACTCGACTGTCCGCGCTGCAAGGAACTCGCAGCGAACCCGACCGCCAAACTCGACGACGAGAACCTCCGCCGGATCTGGACGGGCAAGCACCACACGCGGCTCGACCTCGCCGCCTACGACAAGCTGTACGCGACGGTCGTCGCGTCGGAGCGCCTCGCCCGAGCGTTCGGATTCGACCCGGTACCGCTGTTCCGCGTCGGAGGCCGAGCGTGAACCCAGTCCGATGCGCCGACTGCGGCAACACGCTCGACGACTACGACACCGACGACGACATCGGCTGGTGCTCGACGTGCCGCGTGTTCGTCGGCGACTTCGGCGACTTCCCGTTCGCCGGGCTCGAGTGCCGGATCTGCCGCGAAGTCGTTGACCTCGACCGCCAGCACCGCCCGAACCCGTGGGAGTTCATGCGCGGGACGCTCGACGATCCGTGCAGCTCGTGCCAGCGCAAGCATCATCCATCACTCACCGCGGAGGAACGAAACCGATCATGATGCCGCACCCGTTCAAACAGCAAGCGGCCACTCTGTTCGAGAAGGCCGACACGATCTCCGACTTGACGTTCGCGCTCGACCCGCTCGACGGACCAACCAGAGCGATCGACAAGGTGGACCACGTCGTTCGCGAGCTCGAAGCTGCGTTGCGGATAGCTCGTTCGCTGCGCCGCACGTGTGAACTCGCCGAGCACGAACAGCGCCGCCTTCTCGAGGCCGTCCGATGACGGTCGTCGAGCTGCAAGAAGCGCACGAGTGCATCGCTGCGAGCTATGACGCTCGTCGTGTCGTCGACAACTCCGGCGACCGCTTGGCGCCGCTCTCATTCGAGCGTGCCCGGCAGCTCGTCCGGAGTGTGCTCACGGACGGAGACCACGATGAAGCATGACGCGACGATGCCACCAGTCGATCCCGTCGTCGGCTACTGCGCTTCGTGCGGTGCTGCGCTCCCCGCCGGGCAGCACGCGCAGCGCCTCGAACGGTTCACATCCACCACGTCGACCGGCCGGGTACTAACAGCGCTCGTGCCGGTCGACGTGTGCGCCGAGTGCGCTCGCCTTCCGCGAAACGTCCGATGACCAACGTCGTCGCTTCCAGCGTCGAGATCACCAACAAGCAGATGAAGCCGTCAGAGCCGTTCTGCGCGCCGAGCACCCCGATGGTGGTACGACAAGACCTATTCGCCGCAGGATCGCCAGAGCGAGCTGCACGGCGCGTCTGACGCCGCGTTCCGCACCCGATCGCCCGACGACCTACGGGATTCGGGTCGCGAGCGCACCGATCACCGCAACGAGCGCCGCCTGACCAGCCCCGTATACGAGCAGCGCAACCGCGCCCCACGTCTGCGCCTTCGCCATGAACCGCTCGACGCGCAAGTTGAACTGTTGCTGCCGCTCCGCCGCTTCCGCCATCGTCTCGACAGCACGCTCCAACTGAAGCACGCGCCACCCGAGCACGTCGAGATCCTCTTCACTCGTCATCCCGGGAGCTTCCTCACGAACGCTTCGACCTGCTCCAACCGACGGGTACGACGCATCACCTCACCACCATTGCTATCGTTGCCGATCGCCGTGTTCCCTTCGATCGACGTGAACACGCCCGCCTTCCGATCAATCCACGCCTCGAACAACCCGACGTGGTCAGCGCTGCCGCCATCGAAGTCGAACGCGACCGCATCCCCGGGACGAACCCGGCTCGGATGCACGATCGCGAGACGATGCCGACGCTCCTTCGCGAGCTGCACGAGCGTCGGCACGTAGTCGATCTGGAGCGCGAGATCACGCGGCACGTTGAACCCCGCACGCCGCCACCACGACGCGACCGCCAACCCGCACCACGGCACACCGTTCTGCCGCCACTCGCGACCGTACCGCGTCCGGTTCGACCCGGGCGGGTCCTCCGTCGTGCCGATCTCTCTCTGCGCCAATCGCAGCGCCCGCAGCGCCGTCGCCTTGTGCGACCGGTCCCGCCACACGCGCCGATACCGCGTCGGCTTCGTGCCCGGGATCGCCTTCCACACCCGCTCCCACCTACTCATTCTCCGCTCCTTCCTCCGGGTCGACGAGCAGCCGCCCAAGATCCTCTTCGTCGATCGGTGCGGGTGTGTGAAGCCCTTGCGTGAACCCGCCAACCGTCAACCCGGTCGAAACGAGCACCGCACCCGTCACCTCGTCGCCGAACGCGGTCATCGCGACCCCTGCCACGATCAGCGCGAACGCAATCATCATCTTCCGCCTGTACGAACGTCGAGCCGTCATCATGCTGCCCCCTCACAACCCGTACACCGCGACGACTTGCTCCTCCGTCATGCCCGTCGACGCTACGATCGACGCGATCAACGCCGTCCGCTCCCGCGCCGCATCCGCTTCCCGATCGGCGAGGTCCGCGGCTCGCGCTGCTTCGATCGCCGCTTCCGCCGCTTCGATCGCCTCGGCATCCTCGAGCAACGTCGCACCGTCCTCGATCGTACCGCCCTCGACGCGCTCGACGATGACGTCGTCGACGGTCGTTTCGCGAACGAACGCAAGCGTCAGATCGGGATTCTGATACCACGTCTCCGTCGTGACGACTGCCGGTTCGCTCATGCCAGCCCCCATGCTGCACCATCCTTCACCCGATGCACGATCCGATACACGTTCGCGATCTGGTAGAACGCGCCCGCGGCGACGGTGCTTGTCCACCCCGCCTGATTCTCGAGGCACGTCGCGAACGAGTTCCACACTGCGGACGAGCCGGGCGGCATGAACACAACCGATCGCAGCAGCCCGCGAGCGCGGATCGACACGTCCGCCGGGATCGTTCCGGGACCATTCCCCAAGTCGCTGAACGAGTGAAGGCCCGCGTTCGAGACCTGCACCGCACCGCCGGTCAGCGTCACCGCAGTGAGCACCATCTGATGCGAGAACACGCGGTTCACATTCCCACCGCTGCTGCTCGCTTCGAGTGTGCCGATACCGTTCAGGTCGACGAGCAACGGCACGCCGCTGATGTTTGTGAGCCCGTAGACGAGCGAGTTCCCGGAGCTAGCTCCGACCGTGGTCGCGAGATTGACCTGAACGCCAGAACCGACGTTCGAGGCGTTCACGCCCGAGAACTGTGGCACGAGCCCGGGGACGAGTGCCGCGATGCGAGCGTCCGCCCGAGCGTCCACGAGGGTCTGTGGAACGGTGAGGTCACCAGCGGTCGTGAACCGAGAGAGGTTGCCGCCACCGGGAGCGACCGGCGCGGGATCGTTCTCGAGCTTCACGCCGACGCCAGACGCGGTCACTTCGATGCCCGCGAGCCCGTTCGGGATCACGTCCGCGGACAGCAACGCGCCGACATACGTGAGATTCACGCTACTGGTGTCGTCGACCGCGAGGTTTCCCTCTGTCGGGCAGCAATCGACGCGCAGACCGGCAGGACCGAGACTAATCGGCGCGCCCGATGCCGGGTCGATCTCGATCTGGAGTTCACCGTTCCCGTTGACGATGATGCCGCCAGCGTCGCTGACGTTCACGTCGAATGTCGGGGAGTGCCCGGCGTTCGGTCCGAGGTTCCCGATGTTGATCGACCCGGACGGGCTCGTGCCCGCCCACGCAGGATCGTTGCTCGTGACGACATACGGGTTGGTCCCGGACCCGTCCCCGGTGACGATCATCCCGTCCCCGGCGGTGACGGTGCACTGGCACCCGTCGCTGCAAGCTCCGCACCCAGCCATCAAAGCACCAATCCTTGCTCGGTTCGAATGAACGACTGAAACGCAAGGAACCCGCGACCGGTCCCAGCGGTAATCACGTTGTCGTGTCGAACCGTTCGCATCCTCCACGTCTGCGTCACCGTGGCGCCGCCCGGGACCTCGATTACCGTCGACACTTGCCGAGCATCATTCATGATGTTGCCGGCGTCGCCCGACCCGGTGAGGCTCACCGCAGCGAACTTGACCGTGTCGCCGTTGACGTCCGCGATCGTCGACAGTCCCTCGGCGATCCCGACGAATACCGGGATGCCCGAACCGCTTGCCTCCTCGACGATCGTCGACAGCGACACGTCGATCGTGACGAGCCGTCGAGCGGTATCCGGATTCGTGTACGTGAGCGTGTGGCTGATCGCGCTGAAGTTCCCGAGCGTCCCCGGGATCCCGCGCCGCGTCCCGCTCCCGGCGGGAATGATGATCGGCGCCGGAGCGTACACGCCGCAACCATCAGCCGTCCGCCGGATCAGGTTCCCGGGACCGTTCGCAAGCCCGGGCCGGGCCGCGACCGGCAGCGCTTGCGATTCATCGCACACCGCAAGCCGCAACCCGCCGCTGTCGCACTTGAGATAACCAGCGTTCAGCAGAAGTTGAATGAGTAGTTTCGCTGGCGTCGAGCTCGCGAGGTCGCGCCCCACTTCGACGCATCCGACGCCGGCCGCGCAGTTCACAGGAGTCAACGGCATCAGGCACCTCCTTCGATAGCAGCAGCGACCTCGATGCGCCCACGAACGATCCGCGCTCGCATCTGCGCCTCTCGCCACCCATCGTAGCGCTCTCGGGTTCCGTCAGGATGCACGACCTCGAACTGGTGGCCTCGGCTCTTACGCGCAGCGATCGCGCTCGCGGACACGTCGAGCAACAGCCCGGCGTCGAGCGCCGCGGCTACGCCGCTCCCGGTGAAGTAGAGTTGCTGCCCGACCGCGATCCCCGACGCGAGCGACTCCCCGCCATTCTGCACTCGAGCGTACACCGTCGGTCCGTCGCCGCTGCCGAGCACGATCGCGTTCGCCGGGCTCATCCCCGGCTTGTTCTTCGATCCACCACAGCACGCCACGGTCAATCGCCCGCCTCGTCGATCGCGTCGAGCGCTTCCACGACGACGGGGTCGGGCTCCACGACCCGCTCGACGATCGAGTAGTACCCGTTCGCGATCAGCGCCCGAGCCGCAGGCGTGTCGTCGACGACGAGCACATCGCCACGTCGAACGTTGTTCACGTTCTTGTTCACCTTGACCTCGATTCGGTCACGGACAGAGGAATCGTGCTTCTTCTTCACCATCGGTGCCGCTCCTTGTATTGACGATGTAGAGCCCGGGCGGGTCCGCCTCGGGACGAACTTCCAATCGGTACCCGGGAGCCAGCAGCGCATCCCGCGTCACGATGCGTCGCAGCAACGCGACCTCCTTCGACAGCGCCGCGATCGTTCGCACCAAACCCGAGATTCTGTCGACGTGCCCGGACACGTGAGTGTTGCGCGCCATCAGACCGACTCCCCCTCGAAGATCGTTCCGATCGGCGCAGCTTCGATGCGGACCTGCTCGTCGCCCGCCGTGAGCCGGTACGTGATTTGGCTGATCCGCATGGTCTGTTCGATCGCCGCGCACTCGCCCCGAACGTCGACGCGCAGCACCCGACCGGGAATCAGCTCCCCGAGCGTGTACGGAAAGTCCTCGTCAAGCCACGCGCCGTCCGCAAACGCAAGGAACCGAGGCACCCGATTCCGCTCCGCCCACTCGGCTTGCGCGGTCTGCGCGAGGACCGTCGGATTAGCGTCCGTCAACTCGATCACGACTTCTTCGAGCCCATACCGGGCATCGACGACGGGAGCGCCCGGCGGGTACACCGCCACGTTGCCACTCCCGTCCGTCGCGATGACCCGTGTTGCGACGCCTTCGCCAGCTTCCCCGAGCGTCGGCACGCCGCGGATCATCTGCGGTGTGATGCGAAGATCACGCAACGGGAGAGTGGACAAGTCGCCGTAGTAAACCCGACGACCAACGGCGGTTATGTCGAGCCCGTTCCCGGCGATCTCAAGCAGTGCGTCGGCAGCGATCCGCACGTCGGAAGCGTTGATCGTGAGGTCGGTCGCGATGCTCGTCGGCAGCGGGGTCCAGATGATCGGAACCGGGTCGACACTATCGGCGTCAGTTCTGATCGCGTCGACCTGCGTCGTCAACTCCGCCCCGACGAGCGAGATATCCGAGCGCACGATCCGCTTCTTGTACCTGCCAAGCAGGTCCGCGGCCTCGACGGTGATCCCCTCGCCGTCCTCACCGAACCGGACGATCTGCCCACTCCACTCCACGACGTCGTTCCGCACGAACTCGACATTATCGGCGACGGCATGGATCGGTGGTGGACAGCAGTCCTCGTTGGCGAGCGCCAGCGAGAACGTCCCGAGGCTGATGTCGTCGACGATGCGATTCCACGACGCGCTGATCCAATCGCTGCCGCCCGGTCCGCTCGCCCACACCACGCGCCCGTTCCGGACGACGCGCAGCGAAGCGGTTTCGAGGCACCCAAGCATCACTCGTACCTCGGCGCTGTCCACACCGTGAACGAGGACGGTTTCCGCGTCGGCGTTGCCGGTCCGGGAACGTAGGCCCAAGCGTTCCACGAAACACATGCGACGATATCCGTACACCCGGCGACGACCTTCGACACGTCACCACCAACGAGGTCGTACACGGTGCGCTCGACGCCTTCACAGATCAGCGTCACGCGCCCGGTGCGTCCGTCGACGCGGAGACGAGCACCGGCCGGGATGCGGCACACATTCACATCCGCGCACTTCGGGCTCGCAGCCACGAACGCCGCACGCTCTTCCTGTGTCGACGGACACGGCAACTGCTTCGGGTTCGCGTAGAACTCGACGCGAACGTCGGTCGCTCCACTCGTCTGGAATCCCGGGTTCGATGGGTCTTCCCCGGCGAACAACTCGAACACGATCGCCGACCCGATCGACGACGACGCCGACCCGTTGATACAGCAGCATGACGTGACCCTCTCGAACGGTCCGCACGGAAGGTCGGCCGCGAGCAGCGACGGGCTAGTGAACAACGCCTCCGGGCACGTCCCGTCACACGTCGTCGAACACGTACACGGAACGGGCGGGGCCGGCGGATCGCACCACGTGTCCCAATCCGCGCACTCGACGTCGCCCGAATTCGGCTCGACGTCGACGCACGCCTCAACGAGCTCGCCGAACGCGGCACTGGTCGTCGTCGTCATCACGAACGTGTACGTCTGATACACGTCGGCGCACCCATCCCGCCGGGTTCCGTCGCTGCGCTTCACGCCGTCGGTGAGCGCCGCCCGCGGAAACACGCGAATCCCATCATCGGCGCCGAGCTCCGTCGGACAACAGGCGCGGATGCGTAGCTCGTTCGTTCCGCACCGTGGCGTGCCGCTCGCACCGTGGTCGCACGATTCTCCACGCAGCGTTCGTTGGAGCCACCGCCGGCCCCACTCCATCCCCGCGCACGACGTCGCGAACAGCGTCACCGTGAACGTCAGCACCTTCCCCGGAAGGTTCCCACGCCCAAGAGCGTACCCGTCCGCGATGCCCGCGACCGACGATCGAACGTAGCCGTCTTGATCCAGCCCATCAAGATCGTTCACGAGCACGCCGAGGAAGTCCGCTGATTCAGGATAGTTCGGGTCATACCAGCACGCGCCGTCGGTGATCGGATCGGTGTAGCACGAGCCCGGATCGACGTTCGTGTCGTCCTCGTCGCCACGCACGGTCAACGGCCCATTCCACGTCGCGATAACGTTGTAGTCAGCGTCGACGAAATCCACGCTTGTGATCGTGATGATCGCGGCAGGCGATCCTACGTAGAACGCCAAGAATCCATCGACCCGAAACACGTTCGGCGTCGACGTCACACCGGGATTGCCCGCGTCGAGCCCGACGCCCTCGATCATCACCGGCGTCGACGGCGGGATCACTCCGTCAGGACCGTGGAACACGATCCCGGACGGCGCGACCGGCAACGGCGACGCGAACGCGAACTGAAGCCGATCCAGCGCCTGCTCCCACGTCCCGGTGATCGCGCCGACGCCAGCACCCTCGACGCAGTCGTCATCCGCGCACCACTCGAGGTCCGGCGTCGGACGCACACAACAGCACGAAGGAAACCGATTCGTCTCGCATGCCCAACGAAGGTATGCCGCGAGCCGTTGATTGTTCACGATCGTCGCGCAGCCGAAACACACGAGCGACGGAGTGCGAGTGCTCATACGAACCCTCCAGCCATGCTCCGCATCGCGCCGTCAAGGCGCGCATTTAGCACCGCGAGCAGCGCACCCGGGTCCGGCGAATCATGCCGCAACTCGACCTTCGTGTCGAAGTTCTGGATCGTCGGCGCCGCCGCCGCAGCCGCAGCCGCAGCCGGTCGAGCCGTCATCGCCCGTTCGATATCCGCGACGCGCTTCGACAACGAAAGCATCCGCTGAAGCTTCGCATGGCTCATCACGAACCCGTGCTGGTCCGGGATGAACGCCTCACGACGCCCGCCCTCATTCACTTCGTACAATCCGCCCTCGCGAACACGCCCGCCGTGCCGACGCCGAACCCATCCAAGGTGAAGGTGCGGATTATCGCCCGGACCATGCCCGCCTACGTACCCGAACCCGGGACGGCCGCCGCGCCAAAGCGAGTTCCGCCAGATCACTTGCTTGAACACCTTGTCGATCAGCTTCGACAGCGTTGCCGCAGCGCGATCCAACGCCTCGAACGTGCCAACGAAGTCCGCGGCCTCACCGAGCGCATGCTGGCTCACCTTCCCACTCGCGGTTATCGCACCCGGACGGAACAAGCTCGAGATGCGAAGCGCGAACCGGTTCGCGATGATCGCCGCCTGACGAGCAGTGTCCGCCAACCCGGTTGTCGGATGCAAACCAAAGTTCGCCTGTTCTTGGATGTATCGGATGATCGCGCCGATGCCACCCGGACGGGCCTCGCCCGCAAGCACCTCGCCCAGATCCTGCTCGATCTTCGCGAGCGCCTCATCAGACAACGATCCTTTGATCTCGTCGCCGCGTCCGGCGAGGTAGTCGCGCACGCCACGCCAACGCGATTCGAGGCCCTTCTGGAACCCTTCCATGATCGCCTTGCCCTCGTCGACGAGCAGCTTCCGGTCAACCTCGATCGGTCCCTTGAGATCCTTGATTCGTCGAGCGATGGACTTCACGAAGTCCTTCACCTTCTCCCACCCGGCCTTGATGCCGTCGAGCAGCCCAGCCAGCACGTCCCGGCCCTTCTCGTACAGCAACCGTCCCACCGCCCCGATCGCGGCAACGATCCGGCCGGGAAGACGACGAACGAACCCAAGCACGACCTCAATACCTCGCACTACAGCTTTCTTGAACGCTTCAAGCGAAAGCTGTCCGAGCAACAGCAGCAGCGGCACGAGCGACGCAGCGGCCCGAAAGATTCGGCCCGGAAGCGAGAAGAACAACTGCACGAGGTTGAAGAGCGCCTTAACGACGAGCGCGCCAAGCGCGACGAGCGCACGCCCAATCAACCCGAGCACGATCGGACCGAACTTCTTCACCGCGGCAACGAGCAACGTCAAGATGTTGCGAACCGCGACGATGATGAGTTGAAGGAACCCCTTCAGAAGCAAACCAACGCCACGGATAACGTTCGAGAACCCGCCGCGGAAGATCAGTTTTAGGCCAGCGATGAACGTCTTGAACGGTTCGATCGACCGGAGGAGGATCGTCTTCGCGAGCGGGAGGAACGCCGTCAACTGCGCCTTCACGAAGTTGAAGATGACACCGATGACCTTGCCGAACTCCTGAATCGCGGTCTTCACCGCGGGGACCCTCTGGTACAAGACAGCGATCGTCGCGATGATCGCGGTCACTCCAGCGATCACGAGCGTCACCGGACCAGCCATCGCGACGAACGCCGCGACGAGACCGCCAACGAGAACCGCGCCAAGCACCTTTGCCGCTTGCTCGTTCTCCTTCAGGAATCGACCAAACTCCTTCAGCGACTTGCCGACGTCGAGCAGCACATCTCCAAACGATCCGACCTTCCCCTCGCCTCCAGCGATCGACGCGAACAACTGCGAGAACGCCTTCCCAGCACCACGCAACAGCGTACCAACGATGCCGAGAACGGCGCTGATGATCTGCCCAAGCCCGCGGAATATCTTCCCGATCTCCGGTCCGTTCTTCTGGAGGAATCCGACGACGCTGGACAGCGCCGGCACCGCAGCCTCGACAGCCCGTCCGAGCGACGCGCCGATCTGCGGGCCCAACCTTCCAAGATCAGTGCCCAACTGCTCCGCCGATCCGAGAAACGCCGGGAGCGCCGTCGACAACACGCCCTTCGTCAGCGATCGTGCGAAGTCCGAGAACACGTCTTTGGCGCGGGATAGCTGGCCGGGTAGCGTCTCGCCATACGCCTTCGCCGCAGCTCCCGCCCGCTCCTCGACCGCGGTAAGAATGATCCCTTGCGCTTGGGCGACGCGTCCGGATTCCACGAGCGACTTGACGAGTTCTTTCTGGCTTTTGGACAACACGACGCCCTGCCGCGCAAGCAGCGACACGCCCTTCTCGGGAGCCGCGAGCGCCTTCGCGAGCGTCTGCTGAACGGCCGCGAGGCGCAGCGCCGGGTCTTGCCCGTTCGCGGTCGCCGCCGCGAGATTCACAGCGGCCCTCGTTGCACGCCCAACGGCTTCCGGCGTTTGCTGTCCGAGTACGACTAGTGCCCGTTCAGCGTTCGCGATCGCGATCTCGTCGATCCCACTCGCAGCCTCGATCGCCGCGGCCCGTGCGAGCGTCGCCCGGGTTGCCGCCTCCGCACCACCGGCCGCCCCGCGGAACGCCGTTTCCAACTGCCCGGTCACCTGCGACAGCGCTTGCGTTTCGGCGATCCCTTCCCGGATGCTCAGTGCGAACGTCGCCACACCAGCAGTGATGCCAAGGAATAGATCGGTACGCAGCGACGAAAACAGCGCGTTGGATACCGCAGTACCAATCGAACCACCAATCCGCGACGCGGTCAACCGCAACAACGCTTCTGCACGTCGCAGATCTCGTACTACGACCAAGGGCTTAACCGGAATGAAAACATTGCGTCCCTGCTGACGCTTCCGGAACGCTTCGACGTCCGCGGTTGCGGGCCTCGTGTTCGCATCGACCGGCACGTCGACCGCGTTCGCTGCTTCCCGTTTCCGGAACCCAGCGACCTCCGCGGCCGCAGGCGTCGTGTTCGCGTTGACGGGAACGTCGACGTCAACCCGCACCCGCGACAAGTCCGTTTCGAGCTCCCTCTTGAACCCGGTCGTGTCGGGCTCGACGATGATTCTGATGCGATCGACGTCAGCCATCGTCGGGGTCCTTCCGGCGAGGGACGAACTCCACGACCCGGCCGCGTTCGTAAGGCGTCAACCGGAACGGTTCCGACCCGGCCTGCGTCTCGTCGAAAGCAGCGAAGCGCAGCGGCTCCCGAAGGAGGCGGTCAATCTTCTTCGCGTTCTCGTCGCTCACCGCTCGCCGTTCCTCGATCAGCCGGATCGTTTCACTCGTCACGATACGCCATGAACTGCAACCTACGACGGTGCAGCGGTGCCGACCGTCACGCCCGCGACCCGCGGAGGTGCAGGCGGTGAAGGCATCGGCGCGACGGGCGACGGCGGATTCGACATCGCTCCAGAAGGCGTAGGTGAACTCCCAGAGGCGGACGAAGGCGCGGGTGTACCGTCCTCGTTCGCCGTCTTCGGGACGGCCTGCGAGAAAGGGGCGGTGGTGAACGCTTGCATCACCGCCTCCACGATTACCTCGAGTGCGCCGAGCGGCACCCCTCGACTGTTCCACTCGGCGCGGAACTCGTCGCGCTCCGCTTCCTCGATCACCGACGGAACGACTTCCGAGACCGCAGTCAGCGCAGCCATCGCCTGTTCACCCGATCCGGTCTCCGGATCGTTCGCGAGCGACACGACACTCGCGAGCGTGCTCGCGGTCGTCGTCGTCAGCTCCGGGACCAGCGTCCACTCACGTCCGAACAACACGATCGCTCGGTCGACGCCCGCGTGTGCCGCACGATAGTCGGCGAGTGCCGCATCGAGGTTCGCAACGATCTCACTCATGCTTCTGCTCCTGTCGTTTAAGGCGGTGAAACCCACCATCTGTCGGGCTGCTCGACACCGTGTTGTTCCCATGTGACCGTGTTGGCGTCTGATGCGCCTAGACGACGCTCTCTGACGTTCGACCCCTTGCCCCCTACAATCACCCTGTCGCCGCGTCGCGTAAGGTCTCCCTGTAAACGAGCAACTTTTCGAGGTCGTGATTCAGCGGTATTCATGGAACGTTCCACGGCGTCTTGCCACCCAGATTACACGCCGAATCGGTCGTCACCCAAGCACCCGTTTCAGCGCGAAGTCGACACCCCTCGTCAGGAACTTCTTCGCAGGCGTTCCACGGACCTCCTTCGCCCGAATAACCTCCCCGGTCTTCGGGTCAGCGAACACGAGGAACTTCGCCCGCCTCGGCCTGATCGGCTGCCGGCTCGCGCCCTTCCCGGTCCCGTAGATGCCCGTTCCCTCATGCTGGTAGAGCGCATACATCCCGGCGGTGGACTCGAGGACGAGCACGATCGCGTTGCCTTCTCGTTCGATCCGGAAGTCGATCGACGCTGCGAGCCGCCCGCCTGATTGGTTCACGACCTTGCCGTTCTCGAGCACGTACCGCGATCGGCTCGTTTCGCTCGTCACGATCTGCTGCGCCCGAGCTTTCGCCGTTGCGCCAATCCGAAGAAGCGTCTTGCCGATCGCTTCCGCGAGCACGGCATCGAGCCGTGCCGGGTCGATCTCGATTCGCGTCCTGTTAGTCGCCACAACACGCGACCCCACGAACCGTCAGCGCAACCCTGACGACGTGAGCGCCGCCGAGCGGGCGATCATACCGAACGCTGGTGGTAGCGGACCCGCCCGGCGCGACTTGCTCGTCAGAGAGCCCCGTAGCCGCAGCAGCGTCGAGGCAGCACGCGACCGCCTCGCCATCGTCGACGACGCACGCCGCAGCATCAGCATCGGCGCAGTCGTACACGAGCGCGACCTGTAGGTCGAGGTCGTAGACCCGGCACGCGCCCGACGTGCCAACCGGTCGCGCCGCGAGGATGCTCGTGTACGTCTTTGAGCAGTCCGCGACGACGTCGCCCGCGCCCCGCTCCGCCTTCGGGTATCGGTCGCAGTCGACGCACGAGCGCACGAGCGCATCGACGCTCTCGAGTGTCCGCCGGAAACTACCCACGGACGCCACCCGGATCATCAGCGAACATCAGCCGATTCTTCGGCCCACGCGATCCGCACGGCTGGTACAACGCGACGATCCGGTCGACATCGGCGATGCCGAACGCGCTCCCCGGACGGGCGAGCATCGTTCCAACATCAACAACCTCGTACTCGATGCCGTCCCGGATCACGCGCTGCACGCGATCGGGAAGCTGACAGCCCTGCCCGCCGCAAACCTTCTTCAGTTCGCAAGCGAGCAGGGCCGCAGCGTACTGGAGATCATCCGGCACCGCCCGCCCAACGGTGTAGCGGATCACGAACGTGTCGGCATCCGTCAACGGGTCAGCGGTCATGTCCTGCCGGACCGGCCACCGTTCCCCGTCGACGCGCACCAACCGACTGAACTCGTCGAGGCGATACGCCGACGGCGGGAGCACGACGCCGTCCACGCGAACTTCCTCGATCTCCAGAACCGGGTATCGACCGGCGAGCGGCACCGCCCGACGATCACACTTGCAGCACGTCTCATCACGACAGGCGCACGAGCACGGACGCAGCGTGTTTCCCGAGCAGACGCCCGGGAATCGTTCGCACGTCGCGTGGAACAACATCCGGGACGCGATGTCGATCAGCTCGTCATCGGTCCACGGATACGTCGGAACAACCGGATCGCCCGCGCAGTCCGTCGAAGGAGCCTCGTCAGGACAGCACAGGCGATCGGTCGTCGTCCACGGTGTGCACGGCAGCGCCACGCCCTACCTCACGCAGGCGGAATCGTGACGAGCGCGCAGTCGGCAATCTGCGGATCGTCGTCGGTGTAGTAGAACCCGAACGATCCGCGCTTGTTGCTGCCCGTCCAGCCAAGCGCTCCGTCGTCGCCGAACACGCCGTCGCCGTAAGCGTCGTAGGTGCCCGGGATCTTCCGCGCCTTCGCGGTGACGGTCGAGAACTGGATCAAGTCGCCTTCGACTCCCGGCGTTGGGAATGTGAACTTCGCGAACGGGAACACGAGCACGCCCCACTTCGCCGAAGCGGTGCAGCCGAGGGTCTTGCTCCAGATGCGGACCGCGACCGGCGGAGCGCATCCGACGCTGTCATCGTGATACCAGCCGATCGCGTCACCGCCGACGTTCGTGACGACCGGCTGCCCGGTAAGCAGCGCGACGAGCTCCAGCGGAAGATTGCACTTCTCGAAGGAGAGGTCGTACCCCAGCAGGTCGTCGCACGTCTCCGCAGTGCACACCGTCTTGCCCGCGTTGTCGACGAACTGCGCTTCCTGCGCCTCGTTCACGACGGGCTCCCACTCCACGCTCCGCACGCCGTCGAACACGTAAGCGTATGGGCCGTCACGCAAGTGCTCTCCGGTGCAGTCGTCGACCGCGTTGACGGTGATGAGCGTCGGCGTTGCGAGGCCGCCGCAGTAGAGGTCAGCCATCGTTGGCCTCCGTTTCGGTTTCGTCGTTCGTTGCCTTCTCCGCTGGTGCAGCGGTCGGCGTCGTCGCGCTGCGCTTCACGGACTTCTTCGTCGCCTTCGGCTCATCCGTCGGCGCCGTCTTGTTGAACCTGCTCACTCGATCCTCCTTCCGGATACTTCTACACCGGCAGCGGAACGCCGATCGCCGTGAGGTTCGCAGTGTAGGCCGAGTTGACCGTGTGCGCGAGACCGTCGCCGGCGACGTCCGCCTGATCCAACACTTCCAGCGTCACCGTGTCGCCCGGATTCACCGCGAACACCGTTGTCGCGACGACGCCCGGAAGCAGCACCCCGTTTGGGTCCGTCGGCGGAGCGTCCGCGAAGAACGGAACAGTCTGCGCGGAAACGTCGCTGGGGCTCATCGCTACCGTGCGGGAGCCTTGGTAGAATCCGGAGTGCGTCCCGTTCTCGAAGTAGATCGCGCCGCCGACGTAGGTCGCCATCACCGCCATCGACCGATCCGGGTCTGGGTTCACGATCGACAACTCGAGCACGTCGGGAGCCGACCCGCCGAAGATGTCGAACGTGTTGCCGTCAGCGTTGATCGACGCGATCGAAGGGGCGAAGCTCGCGCCCGATCGGAACCCGCCGACCCCGCCACCACCACCGCCGCCGTCGGTCGTGAAGTCGACCCAAGCGGATCCGGTGCTGATGCTGATCGCGTCACTATTGTCAATCCAGAGCAGTCCGCGATTCTCGTCCGACGGCTGCGGACGATCGGAGAGCGGACCGTTTCCTGTGTTTGCGAGAGGTGTCATATCAGTGGTACCGATCCTGTCCACGACGCCGCAATCGAAAGCCCGACGAAGAAGTCGAGCGCAGTGAGCACCCCACCATTCAGCACGATCGAAGCTTGCTGCACTGTGATTTGCGACGGCGAATCGAGAGTGAAGAACGGGGGCCGGGTGATTTGCCCGGTCCCGTTCCCTGTGAAGTTGATCGTGACGACTGGCGTGAAGTCGAATCCCGCGAGCGACGTCACGACAAGCTCGTCCGTTCCCGAGTTGTAGACGACGCTGAAAGCCGGCTCCGGCGTCGTGGCGACCTCGTGCCACGTATCGTCGATCTGAACCGTGAGCGTCTGCGTCGACGGGTCGATCCAGAACGCTCCGCGATTCTCGTCCGACGGCTGCGGACGATCCGAGATTGGTCCATACCCGGTTGCGAGGCTCACGTTCCAACCTCCACGACGGCACCGAACACCTGACAGTCATCGAACCGGTAGATCGCGGGTCGCTCTGCGAGCACGTACCGATCATTCTGTCGTTCGTCGATCGACACCGCGACATCCTCAAGCGTCGTCCCGATCGCGTACTCGATCGGCCCGGTAGCGTACACCCACCCGGCTTCCGCCGCGATCGCCGGGTCGACGCCCGCGAGCGAATCCGGCGCGACGAGCCCGGAGTAGCCAGCATCGAACACGACCGGATGCGCGCCAATGTACGCCCGCCGCGTGCCGTCCTCCGTATCGCCGACGCCGCTCGCGTGGAACGACGGCTCCAACCACGACGGCGCATGGAACACGACGTCGCCAACATAGCCGTTGTCAGCCATGTGGTACAGCAGTGTTGCCGCTGCCGCTTCCCACGACGCCGCGGCGCCTCCGCTGACGTCCGTTGCCGTGCTTGCCAGCGACGGGTTCCCGACCGTGTTCGACAGCAGATGCCGAGCGATCGACGAGCCTTGCGACATCAGCAGCGTGCGATTGGCGCGTTCCAAATGCTCGTCGTCGAGCGCCCACGGATCGTGGCACGGGTCCGTCGCAGCGATGATGAACGGTCGGAACGTTGAGTAGCCATCGCTGTCCGGGCGCGCCTTCGGACCGGAACCCGGGCCGCACACGTCGTAGGTCTGCGAAGGATCGCAGCCTTCCGGCGCATACCGGATTCCGCGCCTCCAATCGAGGTCCGGGGGCAGGAGGGAAGCGACCGACAGCAGCCCAAGCCGGGGACGCTTCGCCGTCGCAAGGATCGGTGTCGCGTTGTATGCCATCGTTCGCGTTCCCTCCTACCCGTCGGTCCCCGTACCTCAGCCTAGCGTCGTGCCGGGGAAGTCGTCGTAAGGATTCGGCGTCGGGCCGGCGTTGTAAGCGCCGTCGATCGCGACGAGATCGGGCTGGCCACCCGTCACCGCGATCTCATCCATCAGCACCGAGAACGACGGACGGCACCCGATCTTCTCCGTGGTGATGAACGATTCGCTGAACATCGACTTGACGTTCTGCCGCGCCTCGTCGATCGACGTCCGCACGTCGAGGTTGACGTCATGAACGCCGACGCGGAAGTCGTCGAGGTTCGCCAGAATGATCTCGTGCCGGGTATGCACCGCCGGCAGCGCACCACCGGACGGAAGCGGAGCCGCGGGCAGCGGCTCGACGGGAGGCGGGACCTCACCAGTCGGAGTGCCGTCACCGCTACGCACGTCCGGCGTGGCGATCACCGCGATACCGAACCGGTCTTCGATCTGCGCCACGATCTGCGCGAGTGTCAGCGTCGGACCGACCCACGACTTCAGGCTGCTGTCGACGATGTGCTTGAGCAGCAGCGCCTCGGGCAGCACGAGCGTGTAGCCCGACGTCGAGTGCCGACCGTTGTACCCGACGAGCGAGAGCAGTTCGCCGATCAGGCGAATCGTCGCGTTCGTCACGCTCTCGCCCACCGGCGGAGTGTACGTGTATTGGTTGGACTGCTCGTGGATGCGCTGAAGGATCGCGCTCTCGGAGCGACGCGCAAGCGCGACGTCGAACTTGGCGAGCGCAGCGGCAACCTGCTCCGGGTTCGCCCACTCCTGTCCGACCCCGACGCGGAAGCACATCGGGATCGCTACCGGGACGCTCTCCACCGCATCGACGCAGTCGAGCGTGTAGCACGGCTTGTGGGTATTGGCGTCGTTCGGGTTGATCGCGAGGTCCGCGTCCTCCGTCCAGATCGCCGTTCCGGACAGCGCGTCGTCGAGCCCGATCTGACGATGATAGAGCGCTTTCCCGCGAGCGGTGAACGAGCCGATCGCCTCGCCGACCGGACGATCGGTACGACCACACTCGACGATGCCCGTCAGCACTTCTGGCGCACCGCACTCCCATCCGCCGGCGGCCGCGAGGAACGCGCCCTGCATCGGCTGGGCAGCGCGCATGATCCGCGTGTTCTGCTCCGCCGAGTTGGATGCCTGCACGACCTCGGTGCCTTCGATCGGGCTGAACGCCATGAAGCGTTCCGGGGTGCTTGACGATGCGCGACGCATCGACGTTTGCCACCGCTCCAGCAGGTCGTTCGACGGTGCGCGATGCGTGCGCGACGCCTTCGCCTGCGGCACTTCGCGGGACCGGCCGGCAGCCGCCCGGATGCGAAGCGGTCGGGCGCTCGCCGTCACGGGCTCCGCTGCTCGCTCGTCGCTGCTCTCGTCCTCCGTCATTGCCTCGGCCTCGTCGTCGTCGCCCTCGGCCTCGTCGTCGGTGTCGTCCGCGGTCGGCTCGCCACCGTCGGCATCATCGTCGGCATCGTCGCCGGCGCCGAACTCGGCTTCCGCCTCCGCGATCGCCTTGTCCGCCTCCGCGGCTTCCGCGTCCCGTCGCTCCTGCTCCGCCTCGAGCCGCGTCCGTGCTTCCCGCAGCGCCGCGAGCGCATCGAGGGCCGCAGCACGATCGTCGCCGTCGACGGAGCGTGCCAGTGCGGCCGTCGCACGACCGGCCGCGCTCACGCGCTGCCGAAGCTCGTCGAACTCCGCACGGGACAGCCCCGTGAGGTCTGCTGGAACTGTGATCTCTTCGAACTCCATTTGATGCCCCTCCCTTGGGACCGTTGTTGACTATTCGCCCCACACGATCGGCGCGGAGATCGTGACGTCCCCGCCGGTCGCATCAGGCAACTTGATCGTGGTCGCGTTCGCAGTGACCGTTTCGTCCGCGTCGGGCTCGACGTCGTCGGCGTCCTCCGCCGGCTCCGTCTCATCCTCCCCTTCGGACTCCCCTTCCGATTCCCCTTCCGATTCCCGTTCGGCGTTCCCGCCAGCCGTGTCCTCGAACGCGCCGGCCTCCACCCCCAGCGTATCGTGAAACGCGGGGATCGACGTCAACGTCGCACCGAGGATCTGCATCTCCGTGAACCGGATGCGGTCCGGCAACACCCCGTCGTTGCCGTCGTCGAACTCCGGGATCACGTCGCCCGTCGCCGCGCCGTCGATGCTGATGCCAAGCACGCCAAGGTCGGCGACGTCCTTCGCGCCTTGCGCCTGCATGAACGCCGCATCGAGCACGCCGCTGAATGTGACGTCGTCACCGGTGACGGTGATCTCGTCGATCCTGCCGACGACCGTCGAGCCCAAGTGCCCGTAGCTCTGCGCGTCCGCCCAGAATAGCGGCAGCGGCAGCGCACTCCAGTTCACGGCCTCGATGATGCGCCCGTCGACGGTCTGCGTGTTGAGCTTGAGCAGCAGCCCGCTGACCGGTGCTTGCATCTGCCCGGCAGCCGCAAGGACCTGCGAAGGAGCGTCGAGCGATACCCGATCCCCGAGCCGGGGAAGCGCCGCCGGCTTCTGCACGGCCGGGGCCAGCACGACCCCGCCCGCGTCGGTCTCCGTTGCGATCGTCGCTGCCGCTGCGATCCGATGCTGCGCCGCCTGCGCGAACGCCGGGATGTTCACCAGCACCGCGCCAAGCAGTTCCAGCCGCCCGTTCGGCGTCGGCTTCTCCCAATGCCCACTCACGCCCGAAGCACGAGCCGCGGTGATCGCTTCGTCGCTCGTTCCGGGCATGATCGCACCGCTGTACCAGACCCCGTTCTCGTCCTCGCCGTACACGACGCGAGCAAACTTGCGGTCGATATCCGCGTAGGCAGCCTGCGTGGAGCCGAAGTCGTTGCCGAACCTGTGTCCGCCCGACCCCGCGAGCACGCCGACCCGCACGTCAACGATCGACCCGTCCGCCGCGGTAGCCTTGCTGGTGAAGGCGTTCGCGAACGAGTACGACCCGCCGCGTGGTGGTCGGATGTTCCCGCGCCCGCCGTTGATGAATCTCGCGTTCCACAGGCACAGGTAGCCGAACACGCGACCCTCGTCCGTGACGGTGACGCCCATGCCCGGCTTTAGGTCCGCTGGACGCTGAAACCACTCGATCGGTGGGGCATGTAGATCCGTCATTCTCCGCTTCCTCCAACAACGACCATATCCGCATCGTACTCGCAAGTGCAGCCGTCGTGATCGCCGGGATGGTACACCGGGGATGCCGGGAACGAATCCGGGTTGTTGAGCACGTCCCGTTCTTCGTCGATCGTCCACGTGACGCCGTCGAGGTCAAGGTGGGGTGGGAACGGGTCCGGAGCACCACCGTGGCTCCACGTGTATCGCACGACGACGTTGCCCGCGAACTCGTCATTCAACAGCGCGAGCCAATCGGCTTGTTCGCTGATGATGCCCGGTCGCGTGCCGTTCGCGACGCCGTTCGCGTCAACCGTCTTCGGCTTGCCGGATGCGACGCTCTCCGCCGACACCGTCAACTGTCGTGCCTTTCCTGCCGGCATCACGGACCCGGACGGCGTGACCTTCTCGATGTTCGCGACGACGGTCCGAACGTGCTCCGCAGCCTTCCCGGCCGCGAGGTCATGCGCCGCCTTGGTTCGCTCCCACCACGATTTCGCCGCCGCTGTCCCGATACCGCGAGCCGCGCCGAGGCTCATCGTCTTGTACGCCTTGCGGATCGTTTCCGCGATCCGGTCGACGATCGTCTGGATCGGGTCGCTGCCGGCTGCTGCCGCGAGCCCGTCATCGTCGCGCTGCGATCGCATCGCGTTGAACAGGTGAATGATCTCCTTCTGAATGTCGCGCTGCAACCGGGCACGAGCTGCGGTCATGTACCGGTTGATCTCGTCGAGCGCGTCGGCTGCTTCCTCGCCCTCGAGAGCGAACGTGCGCGCCGCTGCGGTCATGGACGCGGATTCCCCACCATCGGTATCGGTTTCCGCTTCCTGCTCCGCAACAGGCGTCTCACGCTCGCTAGACGGGATGCCTGCGGCGCTCGACGGATTATCGTCCGACGGCGCATCGTCTTCGGTGAATCCAAGATGCTCGCGCAACGCACGATCGCTAATCACGAACCGGTCGTGCGCCTTGACCGCACGGTCGGCCATGTCGGCCTGCAACAGCAGATCCGAGTAGTCGACGTCGATCGAGTAGTCGGCGACGTCGATCCCGAGCGACGCCGCGATCTCCACGAACGCATCCGAAGCGACCTGCCCGATCTTCGGCGCGAGATGGTTCGTGACCGCGCTCTCGTTCACGATGAACCCGTTCCAGTGGTTCATGTCGGCGAAGAACCCCGCCGCGACGTCCGCTGGAAGGTCGATCCCGATCGCGATCTCCTCGCGCAGCGCCTTCAGACGGCGCTCTAGCATCCTCGTGTCGCGACGCTCCGCCAGCCCGACGTGCACGATCTTGTTCGTCACATCACCCGGGACTACGAGCACCGGGGGCGCGAACGCTGCGGAGTTCCGCGGGTTCGCGATCGTGCGCTGAAGCATCTGCTGGAATCGCGTCTCGAGCGCATCCGCCGGATCCATCCCGTCTTGACCGTTCGCGTCGAACTCGCCAGTTGACGGGGCGCCGAACACGTCGTCGCTCACGAGCGTGACGCCAGCGTTCATCGCGGACCGGATCGAGAGAGCGCGCTCCTCGCCGTAGGCGATCCGATACGCCTCGAACACGTCCAGCAGGGCCTTGTTGCTCGACGTCGCATCGGTCGAAACGAGAAGCGAGGGCTCATACGATCGCCACGCCGCTTCCGTCGGCGCGATCGGTCGTGCCTTCCCGGTCGCCGCATCCACCCGAACATAGGACTTCCCGCGGCCGTACAGCTCGCCCGGCGACAGCAGCTCGAGACGCTCGCTATCAACGTCGAACAATCCGCGGGTATCGCCGATCAGGAACAGCAGCGCGACGCCTCGAGAGAGCGCATCCCGATTCGCGTTCATCAGGTCGACGACGCGAGCGACGTCCCCGGTAGCTTCCTCCCCGGACGCGACACTGACGGCGCGGTATTCGACGCGCAGCGCCGCGCTGGTGTAGTAGCGAGCAGCGGCAGCCAACGGCGGAACGCTCTCCGCATACCACAACAGCACACTCTGCCAATCGGCAAGACCGGTGGCAGAACGCTTCTTGTCGGTAGCGTCGACCGTGTTCGGATCCGCAGCGATCGTTGGCGACGCGAGCCGCAGCAGCGCGAAGGACTGCGACCGTGCCGGCGGTGCGGGTTCGTCCTTCGATCGGCGGAACGGGAACAGTGGCATCAAACTTTCCTCGCGAGGTACGCCGCAGCCCACATCGCAGCGATCGGCGTCGTCACCAGTAGCGTAGCGTCACGACCGGCGACGACGTCGACAGCGTACACCGCAGCGGTGGTCCACACCGTCAAGCACCGCGTACACGAAACGAGCTCGCCAAGCAGATGAGGCGGCCGGATCGCGCCGCCCGGCAACACCCGTCCCTGCCGATCAAGACGCTGGTACTGCATCCCGGGACGATCCTCCGGCGGGAACCGAAGGAAGAATCGAGAGCGGAGCCCGTCGAGGATCGTGTCGTGCGCGACGAGCACCGCGACCCGGGCGGACGCTGCCGCGTACACGAGCAGCACGAGCACATCAACGGGCATACCCGCCACCAACCTCTTTCACGTCCGCGATCGACGTCGAGCGTACCGGCCGGCGACGCTCCCCGAGGCGCAGCACCCACGCAGCCATCATCAGCGCATCCACGTGGTTCGGCGACTTCACGCCCCGCTTCGCCGCGTCCTTCTTCGATTCCACGCCAAGCCGTCCTTTGCTGTCGATGATCCGACGAACAGTGACCATTTCCCCTCGCACTATACCCATGGGATCGACGACGCTGATGCGTCCCGATTCGAGGGCGTAGTTGAGTTGATGGTGGCCTTCCGCCCGAGCATTGACGTACTGCTCCTCGTCCCGCGCCGGCTTCGACGCTCGGAACCCGCGCACCTTCACCCGCTGCTCCTTGAGGATGTCGTAGACGCCCGCGCCGAGCCCGTCCGCGTCGACGATTACAAGCGCCGCCGGATGCTCCTTCCACCACCGCACGATCCGACCGGCGAGTTCCGTGAGCGTATTCGACGGGATCGTGAACAGGTGCTCTGCGCGCCCAGCATGGTCGATCGTGTACGCGACCGTTTCGTCGTCGCCCTCCCGCGCCACGTCGACGGAGAGCGCGACGATCCGCGCATCGTCCGGGCCGGGCTCCGCTCCCGCCACTCCGGTCTGGATCGCTTCCGTCGAGTAGACCGCGTTCTCGTTTCGTTCCGGGAATCGGGCCTCGACTTTCGAAGCGTAGATCGGGGAGCGTTCACCCCACCGCGCCCGAGCTTCCTCGACCCACCCCTCATTCACGAGTTCGTCAAGCAGCTCCGGCGGGACCTTCTCGCCGGTGGCTGCCGGCGTCGCCGAGTACGGGATCGGGATTACGTTCCACGCGGGATCGTTCGTGACGACCCGTTCGAACTCGTTGCCGGTGAAATCTGGGTTTCCGATCGCGAGCACTGCCGAGCCCGGTGTCGTAACGACCGAGTAGACCCCGGTCCATAGCGATGTCGGGATCCCGCACGCTTCGTCGAGGATCACGAGGACCTTCTTCGCGTGGATGCCTTGGAACCCATCCACGTCGTGGTCCGCGGGTTTCCGGCCGATCGCGACGGTTTCCTCACCACCGTCGGGCATCGGCATGATCCATTCGGCGTTGAGGTTGATGCGACCGTCGAGCCCAGCCCGAGCGTGCGCCCTTCGCAACTGGCGCCACAGGATCGTCTTCACTTGCGGCCATGACGGCGCGGTCGACAACACGAACGCTTCACCGGGTTCGTTGCACGCGATCCACGCGGCAGCGATCCACGCCGCCACGAACGACTTGCCGGGGCCGTGGCATGCGGGAACGGCGGTGTAGCGGTTCGTGAATACGCTCCGCACGATCTCGCGTTGGAGGCTCCAGAGCGTGACGCCGCCGACGTTCTCGATCCAGCCGACCGGGTCGTCGGTGTAGTCGCCGCCGGGGGGCGCTGCGCGTTCAAGGAACACGTCGACGAGTTCGCGAGGCAGCACGAGCCTACCCCCATGCTGCGGGAACGGTCAGCGACTCGTCATCGACGGGGTCGGTGTGTTCGACCGGGATGATGTGCAGCGTGTAGTCGCCGTCGATCGCGACGGCTGCCGCGGGCATCGCGTTGGAGCGGTCGAGCAGCAGCCCGAGCGCGTCTAGGTTCTCGCGAGTAAGCACGAGCGTCACGATCCGGCGTTGTTGGTCGACGTGGAGTTTCACCGCGCCGGCTCCCCGGACGATCCGCGCCCGGTGTGCGGCGCGGTCCACAACCGGCGGAACGTGCCAACGCATCCGCGACGCTGCTCGTAGCGCTGATCGTCGTGCGCGTCCTCGAACGTTTCCCCGACCCGCACATCCTCCGTCGTCACCGTTCCGCACACGTCGCAGCGGTAGTCAGCGACCGGCATCGCGTCCCCTTTCGATCAGACGCCGTGAACGGCCGTGTGACGCATCGACACCACCACGCTGGTACGAGAACCCCTCTCCGCCATCAGCGTCCAGCAGAAGCCCGCACGGACCTATCATCGGAGGCCGCAACCATGGAGGGACGATGCCCGGATTCCCGTTCGGAGGCAACCCGCACCCAAGCGGCGCAACGACGTCCACCGCAGAAGGCAACCGCACCGGTACAACCTCGATCACTACTCGACCTCCGCATCAGCTACGACAAGCAACCCGCGATCCAGCACACCACGATACTCGAACCCACGAGCATCCCGAGCGATCACCGTCCGCCCATCCGGGAACGCCGTGAACGCGACGACGCGCCCGCCGCCCCTCACGAACACATGATCACCAACTCGGTCAACAGCGGGCAGCACGTCGAGCAGCTTCACAGGTCCGCCTCCGCTTCCGTCGCCGTGAACCGCGGCAGGACCTCCGCGAGCACACTCGGGATCGCTTTCCGCTGCTGCGCCGTCAACTTCAGAGCCGGATGCTCTAGCACCGCTCGGAACGCGTCCGCCATCGTCTCACCGTACTGCCTCATCGCCACGTTCACGTCAACGCGCTCCCGCCCCCACCGGTCGACGTGCCGCCGCCGCAGGTACTCCGCCGCCGCCCGCCAATCCTCCGGCATCGCCTTGCGGAGCATCGCAACCGCGTGAACTTCGGCGTCAGCCGTTGCGCGCAGGACGGCATTGCGGAAGTCGCGATAGGCCGTCGTGTCGGCCGGCGTTGGTTCCGTCCCATAGTCGCGGCCTTCGCCCCATGCCATCCATTTGTGTCCGGTGGCGGGGTCGATTCGTGCGTGGCGGCAGGCGGCGTTGAAGTAGTTGCCGGCTTGGAGGGCGCGGACGATCTTGTCCTGTGTTGCGGGAGTGAGTTTCGTTGGGCGTCCGGTCATGCGGTGCGGGGTCGTCGTAGGTGGATGGTGCAGGTGCCGTCTGTGTTGTTGGTGACGGCGTCGTGTCGCCAGCCGCGTCGTTGCCAGTGGTCGAGTGCGGAGGTGGTGTCGGTTTCGAGTACGACGATGGTGCGGGTTTCGTGCTCGAGGCGGTCGGTGAGGTCGATCATCCGGTGCTCCTTCCGTCGGATCGTTCTACGGTTCATGGTATCGGTTGGGGTCCCGGATACCATGCTGCGATCCAGCTCTGGTGGCGGTGTGCTGCTAGGAAGGCTTGTTCGGCGGGGAGTAGGGCGGCATAAGGGATTCGGCCGTCAGCGCCTCTGGTGTGGTGGTGTTGGTGGCAGGTGTGGCATAGCGGCATGCAGTTTGCGGGGTGGTGGATGTCGGGGTCGTGCTTGGAGAACGCGCTGCGTGGAACGATGTGGTGTAGTTCGACGGGTCGAGCTCCGCATAGGCGGCAGCGTTGGGAGTGGATCGCGTCGCGGATGGCTTGCGGGACGGGTTGCGTCTTGGCTGGTTTGGGCCGGTTGCGTTCGACGCGTCGGCGTTGGTTGTAGGCGTCTTGGGCGCTGGTCATGCGTGCTCGTGCTCGTCGATTCGGTTGAGGATGAATCCGGCGGCTTCGGAGAGCGCGAGTGCTTTGGATGCTGCGACGAGCCGGCGGACGTCGTTGTCGGAGAGTGCGTGATACTCGAGCGTGTGCCCGTGGGAGAGGTCGAGCAGGTACTGGATGATGCGGAGGCGTTCATCGGTCATTGGTGTGCTCCAAGTCGCTTCGGGGGCGCCGTTCGTGCTTGATCGGTTCGGTGTCGTCGACGTGGTAGGGGAATGTGCCGCGTCCGTCGCAGCGGTCGCAGAACATCGCTCGGCCTTTCCCGTGCTCCAACGGTCCTTGTCGGGTGAAGCCGCGTCCGTCGCAGTCTGGGCATCGAACGTCGATCGTGTTCACAGAAAGCTTTCCTGTCCGGGGATTGCTCGTGCTTCGTGGTTCTGGTTGGGGCGTGGTCGTTTCTCTTCCCGTTCTGGGCAGTCGGGGAGATGAATCGGTGGGTGTGTCGCGCTGATGCCGAGACGGTTGAGGATCGAACGCCGGATTGGTTGGTCGAAGGCGTAGTGGCGCAGAAGGGCGCTCTCGATCGCGCATCTGAAGTTCGTCCCGTGTTCTGGTGGGGTGTGCTTCCAGCAGCGGTGGCAGTTTCGGTGTTCCCAGATGATTCGCTCGGTGCCGTTGCTGAATGGGCGGAACTCCGTTGACCCTGCGTGTTGTTCACGGAACGCCATACAGCTTCCTCACGGAGTAGTCAAAGCCAACGCGAACTGGCCTGTTCGTCCGAAACGCTTCTCGTCTGGCTGCGGCCATGATCCATCGCAACGCGAGCCGCGTTCGCCACGAGTGAGCTTGCAGCCACGTGATTGAGTGTGTCGTTTCGTGCTCGTGTGCGAGCGCATCGGCTAGCTTCGCTCGCATGTCGTCGAGCTCCGCTTGCAACCGCTGAACCTCCGCACGATGCGCGGCCTCGTGACACTCGCATCCCGTGTGATGTGTCGGACCGCAGGAAGCCGTGTTCGGTGTGTCGTGATCGGTTATCTCGTCAGTTCCCATCGCAACTGCGGTTCTCTCGGGTTGTCCACGCGAGGTCGGCTTGGTCTGTTCCATCCTTTGTGTGCGGGAAGTTCGGCCACGACGGTCCATCCGGACGCCCTAAGGCTCGCGCCGCTCTCACGCTGCTTCGTGTACGTCACTGCGCGCCGATACCCGAGCGCCTTCGCAGCTCGCCACAGCGCGCCGTACAGCATCGAGCAGGCGTTTGGCGTTCCGTCCGTGCAGACCCGCGTGAACTCTATCGTCCAACCATCATCCAGAGCCCGCGCCACGGGACGACCGGCGATGCCCACTCCTACGATACCGTTCGCGTCAGCCACACCAACAGCAAACTTCGCGCCGACCACGGGTTTCGAGTGGCGATGGTGCTGCTTGACGAACACGTTGGCTTCCGCAAGGGTCACCGGAACAAGGCCGATCTCTACCGACACCTTGGGTTCGGATACGCGGTCTGGGCATCGAACGTCGATCAGCATCATGGTGTGTCGCCGGCGAAATACTTCGCGAGCAACGCGATCGGGTTCTTGCGAGTGGCGGGCAGGCCGCGGGTTTCGCGCTCGTGCTTCCACGCGTCGTTGAGTGTTTGGGCGAGGCGGTGCGCTCGTCGGATCGTTCGCGGGGTCGATTTCCACGTCTTGACGTAGCCGGCGGAAGGCCCATACCCGTCGTACACCCACGTCTTGCCATGGTGCAAGCGGACGACGAACGGCCCGGTCATCTCTTCCGTCGTTTCGGTGGTCGCTTGCGAATCGTGCGCTTCTTGCATCGGATGTGCTCCTCGGTGTGCGTTCGCTCGCAGGAGGGGCGCGAGCAGTACGGGTTTGGGTTGTACCCGGAGAGGATCGCGTTGCAGCAACAGCAGCGATCGGTCGGCGATCCGTATTGTTTGACGCGGTCCGCGCCCGAATGGGTGCTGATTCTTTGGCCGCGGATGATCGGATGGTCGTCGCTCACGGCGGTCCTTCCGGTTGTCGCTCACGAGGCTGCGACCCGAACGACGGGAGATGGGTCCCCGGCGGGGGTGGGGTGCGTCGCCGGGTCGCTGCCTCGTGATAGCGGAGCCGGGAATCGAACCCGGAAACGCGGACCATGAAACCGCGTTGGCGCCTTGCCGCTCCGCATCTGCGGCCCCGGGAAGCGTGTAGGCTTCCCGCCCGTTACTAGGCTTTGGTATCGTCCGGGTTTCGGGGCCGCGGGGAACGATACGTCACTCGTCGGACGCAACCCGAGCACGCCGAACGAGGCACTGGTAGAACAGTGCGTCTGCGAGTTCTTCGTCAACGTCGACTTCGAGGCGTTCGAGTGGTTTGTGGAATGACGTGTCGCCGTATTCCGCAACTCCGATCGTCGTTGCTCGGTCGATCGCGAGTTCGGTCAGCCAGTCGATGTTGTCGATCAGCAACCGGCATAGCTCGAGTGCTGCCGCTCGTGCGTCGCTGCGAAGGGTCGACATGTGATCGTCGATCATGACAGGCGGTGCTCCTCGTACTCGATGCGTCCGTCGTCGTAGATCGTGATCGACAGCCCGGCGGATAGGTTCCAGTCGAAGGCGTCTCCGTACTCGACTTGGGCGATGTCGCAGGCGTGCCCGATCTCGCGCCATTCCGTCGTGACGCCTTCCTTGTCGGTTCGTCGAGCGACACCATACCGGTGCGTGTGCGCGCTGACGCCGCTCCACCGATGGTCTTCCATCTCGCGTCGTGCGGAGAGTCCGGCGCCCTTCAGGGCTACGTCGCCGTGCTTGATGCGAAGGCCAGCGACGAGCAGCCCGGATCGGGGATGCCATTCGACGTTGTAGTCGTCAAGCCGCATGAGGCGTCGCCACGTCAGGTCAGGGTTGCCGGCGAGCTCCGGAGCTCGTTTCCAGATGTACCGTTGGAGGCGCTGCTCGTGGTTCCCTTCGATCTGGATCAGCCGGGCGGTCGGGTTCGTTGCGCGGATCGGTCGCCAGAACCCAAGGTGGTACGCCTTCGCTTCGTCGTAGATCGTGTCGCGTCGCAGCGGATTCCGATCGAAGTTGCTGATCGGGTACCCGTCGACCGCGTCGCCGATCTGGATGATCGTGTCAGCTCCCCGGGCGAGGTCGACGATGTGTTCGACGACGTCCCGACGGTGGTAGGGGTAGTGGAGGTCGGGAGCGATGAACACTCGCCGGGTGATCGGTGGCGGGAAGTGCCACCGGTCCAACGTGCCTTCCCGTTCCGCGAGCGTGATCGCTTGCCAAAGGTCCGTCACCGCATCCCCCAACACGAGCAGTCCGACACGCTTCACGATACCGTCCAACACGCCGATCCGCATGGGCCGGCCCCCATGCCGTCGTCAGGCGTTCTGACGTGGGTAGACGGCGTTCTCTGACGTCGGACCCGCTTCTCCCTACAAGTACCCTGTTGAGTGCTCTCGTAAGGTCTACCTGCAAACAAGCATGTTTTCTGGTGGTGCTTGATCCACGATGAAGGGCCGCGCCGACCCGGGTTCGGGTGGTCGGCGCGGCCCGTCGTGGTTGGAGGAACCACAGAGGACGCTCATTCGTGATCGGTCGCCCAGACCATTCCGCCGTATGCGAGCAGCATGGCGCCGAACAGCACGTGCGCCGAGCCTCCTTCGACGATCAGCAGGTACCCGCTGAACATCAGCGATCCGACGATCGCGACCTTCACGAACGAGCCGATCATCGAGGCCGCCCGAGGAACACGATGCCGGGGAACTTCTCCCCGAGCGTGCTTGCGACGTCCGACACCGCGTGCCGGATCACGAGATGCGGCCGGTCGAGCTTGTACGACAACGCGAGTTTCCCGCCGCTGACGCGGTACCGCAAGCGAGCCACGAGGCGGTACGCCGGGGAGCCGATGAATGGTGCGACGGCCAGCGCGAACTCGGACGGCACGACCATCTCACCGCTCCTGCCGGCGGACGCGGTCATTTCTTCGTCGTACTTCATCTGCACTTGACCGTTGTCGAGGCGCTTGGCTGATCGAAACACGCTCGACGATCGCGCATGGAACGACGACGCGATCTCCAGCATTTCGGCCGCTGTCGGCTCGACGATCTCCGCAGCTCCGTCCTCGATGTGCTCCGCGAACTCGGATTGTTCGAACTGCTCGCAGTTCTTGTCGATCCAGTGCTTCCACTCGGGCGACGTTGCGAGGCGTAGCACGGCTCGATGCTCGCCATGCCCGGGAGCGTCGGGGCCAGCGTGGTCGTCGAGCACCGCGGTGACGACGAGCGCATCAGCGTCGACCCAGATCGTAGTGCTTGTCGTCATGTGCCGCTCCACGTAGGCGGCAAGGTCGTCGACCGTTGTCGGCTCCACGCAACCGCGGGCCCGCCTCGGCTTCGACAAGTACGATTCGAGGTCGACGAGGTCGATCGTTCCGCCGTCCGGAACGGCGTAAGCGAGCGCGCCGACCGGTCCGTCGTCGCCTTCCACGATCGTTGGTCGTGCTGCGGTCCGTGCAAGGTCGGCGATCACCTGCGCGTTCGATGTCGCATCGCTGCTCACGATGGTGCTCCCTCGTAGGTAGTGGCGGCCGACGAAGCGCGTTGGGGGTCGCCACGCCGGCCGATCTGTTTCAGCGGAAATCTACGACTTCGCCCGTCGTTCCGTCGATGACGATCGGGTCGCCGTTGTCGCGTTCGACGACGCGCATCGTCAACTCCATCTGTCGAGGATCGCGCCGCGACAGGTTGCCGTCCGCGTCGGCGAACATGATCGAGCCGCCGCGATCCGCCTTCGGAATCGTCGACTTGACCTCGTCGGTGACGAATACAGTCCTGCCGTCTTTCGTCGGCGCGACGGTGACCTTCAGGGTGAGCGATCCGACTTTCTCGTGCTCGAGGACCGCGCTGGTCACCTCGGCGAGGACTTCGGAGAGTTCGGCGTGCAGCGCGCCGTTCTTGTGTTCGCGCAGCCAGCCCCAGAAGTTGCCGGCGGGAACGTCCGCGATGTCGCTCTCGGTCATCTGCTTCTCCTTCGGTGCGGTTGGACGTCGGAACGATATCGACCGCGTCGGACGTAAGGCCGGCCCGTTAGCCGTCTTACGGGCGGCACTCCCACGGCCTCCACCCGGACAGGCGATGGTATTGCCGAGCAGCACGAGCCTGCGCGAGCACGGTCCGCCCATGCCCGAACCGACGACGCTCCGCCGAGCCCATCTGGAACACGCCACGATACTGACCGTTCCGCGCCGTCGGGCGCAACGTCGATTCGCACCATGCGACGTTCAGCGCCGGGCGACACAACCGGCCCCGAAACGCTCGGCACACGATCCACGCCCGCCGCTCGTTGACGCGGTGCTTCGGCGGTGGCGCCGCTCTCTGCGCCGCTCTGACGAGTTCGGGTGGTGCTGGTCGGTACGCCCCAGCCGCCTGCTGCGCCACCGTGAGAGCGATGATGAACGCGGCAACAACGGAGAGTATCCACGCGATCGTTCGGCACGCCATGATCGGCTGCTCCTTCCGTCTCTGACCGGCAACGATACCGCGGGCACCGGTTCCGGCATCGCATCCGACGCGGTTTGGTACGTTTCCCACGCCGGCGTCCCGGTCTGGGGCTTCTCTCTCGGTGTGGACCCGGGGCGCCGGCCTCACGCTCCTTCGCTTTCGGTTCAGGAATCCGCATCGCCGCCTTCCTTCCCGAGCGTCGGCGCGAGACCCGGCCGACGATCCGACGACGACGCAAACGATACTTGTGCCGTCATCTGCGACAAGCGGCTCGCGATCTGTGGCGACCCAAGCCGATCGGCTAGTTGCCCAAGATCGAGATTGCTCGTCACGATCGTCGGGAGCCGATGCTGTAGCCGATGCTCGACGAGCCCGTACAGCCGAGCCCGCACCCAGTCCTTCGGATCTTCGACGCCGATGTCGTCGAGCACGAGCACCGAGGAGGACTGTGCTTCGTCCCACGCCTTCGACGCATCAGCCGAACGTCGGCCGAACGCCGCGAGCGTCGCGAGGATCGCCGAAGGCACGTTCAGCCACACGGCATGAGCAGACCGCCCGGCGCGGAACTGCTCCATCCATGCCTTCTTGACGAGCGCCGCCGCAGCATGCGACTTGCCGACGCCGACCGGTCCGTACAGGTAGAGCCCGGTCCCGTCGAGCGACGACCAGCCGGCAACGAGCTCGGGCAAGTCGCGAGGATGCGCGTGGTGCAGACCCGGCGGGATCGTCCGGCGCAGCGCTTCGGCGGCGCGGTGCTGAACCATCGCCTCCCAATGCTCGTCGCACAGCTCGAGGACGGGCAAGGCCTCGGCGATCGCGAACGATCCCCGGCACACGTCACACGATGACCTGCGGTCGGACGTATCCACCGGCAGCCTCCTTCCGAACGTCGACGGCATCCGCAAGCCGCAACCCGGCTTCGACCTTCTCGCCATTCTTCAGCAGCGTGACGAGCCCGGTGTAGCGCGTCCGCCGATCGTTCTGGCCGCAGTGCCACGGGTCGTTGCAGAACGCGCTGATCGCCCGCTTCAACTGCTCTACGGTGTAGCCCTCCGCGAGCCGGGCCTGAATCTTCGACCGGCGGGCAGCGTTGAGGATCCGACCCGATGCCGTACCGCCTCCGGTTGCAACGTCGACCGCGACCCAGTGATCGAAGACCGCTTGGACCGGATCGTCGACCGACCCACCACCGAATATATTGTCGTTGTAATTGTCCTTGTAATTGTTATTGTGATGCCGGCCCTTACGCCGGCCCTTACGCCGGCCTGCCTTGTTTGCAGCGCCGAAACGGCATCCGGGTCGGCCTTCGCTGCACGGCGGTGCCTCGCCCCTCCGCGGCCCCCGCTTCCGCAGGTACTCGTAGTGCTGATGATCGTCGAAGTCCGCAAGGTGGAGCCACGGTCCGCGTCGGGTGTCGTAGACGTGAACAAGCCCGACGTCGATGAGCACTTCCAGCGCTCTCTCGGTCTTGGCGCGGGTCCATCCGAGGTTCGCGGTGAACGACTTCCAGACGATGTACGGATCGGCGTCCGCCGCGCCGTAGTTGTCGGAGAGAAGCAGAAGCTGGAGCCAGAGCACTCGTGCTGGATCGTCGCACGCTTCCCATCGTTCGCTCTCGTCCGCAAGCGTTGTCGACACGGCTCGCCATTTGGCGTAGTTCGCCATCGGGTTCCTCCTTGGTCGGTGTCGGACCTGCGGGACGATATCCGACGCATCGGACGCCCCTAACGCCGGCCCATTGGACGGCCTCGGCCCCGGCCTACGTCCGACCGGGTCATTATCGTTCCGGCCTCCACACCGATCGAGCGAAGGAGCCCCGATGAAGAAGCGAATCTCATACAGCGAACTGTCGTCGCTCGACTGCTGGCGGAAGCACGCCTACAGGTACGGGCGACGGCTTCGCCCGGTACACACGTTCGCCGCTTTGCAGTTCGGCAGGGCATGGGACGCCGCGCAAGACGCCTACCACGCGCCGCAGCCTCCGTACAAGCGAAGCGAGCTCGTCCCGGTTCCCGCGCCGACCCGAGCCGACCGGGTGGCGCAGGCACTCGCTGCCGGGCAAGCCGCGATCGACGAGGAAGCGAGGCGCGTCGACGGCCTCCTTGTTGACCGAGGCCTGCCGCGACCGACGGGATGGCACGAGGAGATTGACGGGATGCGAACGCTCCTTGACGGGATGGTCCGACACTACGACGAAACGTGGGGGCCGACGATCGACGAGTGGCGGACGCTCGCGACGCAGCACGCGGTCACGGTGCCGCTTCCGAGCGCGTCCGGGACGGGAGTATCGAACCGGTACGAGTTCCACGGAATCGTCGACCGGATCGTCGAGCACGTTCCGACCGGAGACGTGTTCGTCGTCGAAGTGAAGTCCGCCGCGTCGCTCTCCGCTGATTACCGCGCCGGGTACGACACCGACTGGCAGCTTCCGTTGTACGTGTGGGCATTGCGGAAGGACGGTTGGCGGATAACGGGAGCGATGATTGATGCAGCCGCGAAGATGCTTCCGGCGGTGCCGCAGCTCCGCAAGACGCCTGTGCCGGTGCTCGACGATGCCGGGGAGCCCGTGTTGGATCCGGTACTCGATGACGCCGGGCAGCCGGTCAGGTTCGCGTCCGGTGCGCGGAAGGGCGAGGTGAAGACCGTCAAGCGGACCCGCCCCGCGCTCCACGCGATGCTCTCGAGCAGCGGGACGCTGAACTACACGACGACGCATCGCGTGATGCTCGACGCTATTCGCGAGCACGGGCTGGACCCAGCGGACTACGCGGAGGAACTCGCGATCCTCGAAGCGCAGCGCGACGGGATCGCGGACAACCCGTTCTTCTGGCGCGAAGAACTCGTCTTCAATGACCTACAACTCGCGGAAGCGGTCGATGCCGTTCGTGCGGTCGCGCCGTTCGCTGCCGGGCACCCGGACGTGAAGATGCCGAGCGCGATGAAGTGCAAGAGGTGCGAGTTCCGATCGTTGTGCGCTGCGCGTCCGGACGATCGCGAGGCGCTGATCGCAGCGAACTTCACGACGCCTACCGAACGCGAAGCCGCAACGGAGCCCGAGCCCGAGCCCGAGCCGGTCGCGCCGTTCTGACCAGACCATTCCAATCAACCACAACTAAAGGAGGACCATCGTGTCTGTGTTCACCGTCCCGACGGACGACACCACCTACGTCAAGACGCTCGTGTACGGCGCGAGCGGAACCGGCAAGACCGTGTTCGCCGGATCGTTCCCGAACCCGTGCATCGTCGACTGTGAGAACGGCTGGAAGTCGATCAAGGCGGTGCACGGCTACACGCCGGCGATCGTTCCGGTGAAGTCGAAGGCCGATATCGTCGCTGCCTACACAGAACTCGCCAAGGGTGAGCACGGGTTCCACACCGTCGTCGTCGACAGCCTGACCGACCTACAGCAATACATCGTGAACGATGTGATGGATCGCAACCCGACGCGGCGCCGCGACAGCAAGGACGTGCCGGCGCAGATGGACTGGATGGAAGCCGGGCGGATCATGGAGAAGATGATCTACCTGCTGCGCGACCTCCCGATGCACGTCGTGTTCATCGCCGGAGAACGAACGTTCGGCGAAGGAGCGGACACGCGGACGCTGCCGAACGTGAGCCCGACGCTCGCGGAGAAGCTGCCGCACCTTGTCGACGTCACGCTCTACTCGAGCGTGGTCACCGGGGAGGACGGCCAGCGCGAGTACGTCGGGCAGACGATTCCCGCGAAGGGTCGTGCTGCGAAAGACCGATCGAACGCGCTCCCGACGCCGTTCGTGACGTTGTCGTGGTCAGCGCTAGCGGATGCTTACGGGATCCGAACGAGCCCGGCAGAAGCGCAGACGGATGCATCAGACGAGCCATTCGACGACGGCACGCCGGCAGCCGACCCGATCGTCGTCGACGAGCCAGACGTGGTCACGGCGTGAGCGCCACGCACGACGACGACGTCGACGACGTTGAGCGGGAGCCCGAGCAACGACCGATCACCCGCGACGAGCGAATCGAGTGGCACGCTGCCCGGGTCGCGTTCGTTGCTGACGAGTTCCCGCCGCGGGCATGACCAACAATCGCGATCCCCGGGGAGCAAGCGCGCTCCCCGGGGACCAAGGAGCAGAACGATGAAGGACCGTGTGACGATCGCGACCGAGAAGGCGATCAAGAAGTGCGAGCGCGGATCGGACGCCGAATGGATCGCGAGCGCGATCGAGGCCATCGAGATGGTCGCGCTGGAGCAAGAGCAATTCACCGCCGACGACATCTGGAGGTTCGTCGACCCGCCGCGTGAGCCGAGCGCGCTCGGCGTCGCGCTCCGCCGCGCAGCAAAGGCCGGAGTGTGCAAGGTGTCGAACGAGTACCGGCAGAGCATCCGCCCGAGCACGCATCGCCGACCGCTGCGCGTCTGGCACTCGCTCGTTCACGCCAAGCCGACGCCCGATGCCGGCGCTATGCTCGACAACAATCCGCAGGAGGCGTTGTTCGCATGATCGTAGCCGTTCGCAAGACGTTCCAGTTCCACGCCGCGCATCGCATCCCGCACCATCCCGGAGAGTGCCGCGAACTGCACGGTCACACCTACACCGTGACGATCGAAGCTCGGGGACCGGTGCAGACGTCCGGACCCGAGGAAGGAATGGTGATCGACTTCGGCGTGTTGAAGAAGTTGTACCGGGAGCACATCCACTCCGCGTGCGACCACGCCTACCTGAACGATCAATTCAAGTTCCCAACGACCGCCGAGAACCTCGCGCAGCACTTCGCGACGATGCTCGCTGGGATCGACGAGCGAATCATCGCGGTCGAGGTAAGCGAAGGGCCGGGCAACGTCGCACGGGCGGAGGTCGCACGATGACCGCAGACATCATCAACGTCGCCGAACGACGAGAACGCCGATTCCCCGTCACCGAGATCTTCGGCCCGACGATTCAAGGCGAAGGCCCCGACGCTGGGAAGCCGTGCCTGTTCGTCCGGTTCGGCGGATGCGACTTTGAGTGCTCGTGGTGCGATAGCCTCCACGCGGTGCTGCCGGAGTACGTGCGGAACGCCGAGCGCCTGACGGTCGACCAGATCATTCATCGTCTCGAGTTGCTGTCGACCGATGATGCGCTGCTCGTCGTGCTGTCTGGCGGGAACCCCGCACTCCACGACCTCGCGGCACTTGTAGACCGGCTGCACGCGATCGGGCACCGCGTCGCGATCGAAACGCAGGGAACCAAGTGGAAGCCGTGGATCGGGTCGTGCGACACGATCGTGACGAGCCCCAAGCCGCCGAGCAGCGGCATGGAGTTTGCGATGCTCGACTTCGATGAGTTCCTTCGGGCGCTGCCGAGCGTCGAACGGGCCGCGATCAAGGTCGTCGTCGGGGACAGTGACGATTACGACTTCGCGAAGATGCTTCGCGTAAACTACCCGACGATCGACTTCTACCTGTCGGTGCTGAATCCGGCTGGGTCGATGACGGACGAGTTCGACGTTGGGACGATCCTCGAAAGCTACCGGCGACTGTGCGAGGTCGTCGCAGCGGATCCGTACATGGTGAACGTGCGGGTCATGCCGCAGTTGCATACGCTTGCGTGGGGCGCGGAGGTCGGGCGATGATCGACGTCAACGTCTGTCGACATACGAGCGAGGCGGGCGAACAGAGGATGCGCGCCGAGAACGCAGTAGCCGACCTGCTCGAGTTCGTTGGCGAAGACCCGAGACGCGACGGTCTTCGCGAAACGCCGCGCCGGGTCGTGCGTGCATGGCAGGAGTTGACGAGCGGGTACAGCGTCGACCCGGGATCGCTGCTCAAGACGTTCGAGAACGACGGAACCCGGGATATGGTCGTGGTGCGCGACGTCCAGTTCTACTCGCTCTGCGAGCATCACGCTTTGCCGTTCTTTGGCGTCGCCCACATCGCTTACGTTCCCGGAGACCGAATCGTCGGCTTGTCGAAATTCGCACGGCTCGTCGATGCTTTCGCTCGTCGCTTGCAGGTACAGGAGCGACTGACGCATCAGATCGCCGAAACGCTCGACGCGGTGCTCCAGCCTGATGGCGTGATGGTTGTCGTCGAGGCGGAACACTTCTGCATGGCGATGCGTGGCGTGCAGAAGCCCGGCAGCCGGACGGTGACATCGGCGGTGCGGGGAGTGTTCAACGACCAGCCGGAAACCCGCGCCGAGGCGATGGGTCTACTCACGAAAGGAGCGACGCGATGATCGCGAATCGGAACGAAGCGGAGCCCGATCAGCGGGCGGTGGTAGCCATGAGTGGCGGGCAGGATTCAACGACGTGCCTCGCGTGGGCGCTCGAGAAGTACGGGGCCGGCAACGTCCACGCGATCACGTTCGACTACAAGCAGCGTCACCGGGTCGAGCTCGACGCGGCCCGCGGAATCTGCGCGTCGTGGAGCGTGCCGCAGGTGACGTTGTCGGTCCCGGCGTTCGCGGAGCTCGGAGCCGCTGCGCTTACTTCAGACCGGATCGACGTCAGCGCGGACGCGACGGGCACCGGGAACGCACACGCCGAGCGTCGCGGGCTCCCGTCGACGTTCGTACCGGGTCGCAACCTGATATTTCTCGGGCTCGTCGGGGCCTACGCCGCGCAGCACGCGATCGGGAACGTCGTCACCGGAATCTGCTGGGCGGACGAGGCCGGGTATCCGGACTGTCGCCCCGAGTTCCGCGACCGGTTCGAAGACGCGCTAAATGCCGCAATGGGGCTCCCCGACGAAAGCAAGATTCGCGTGGAGGCTCCGCTGCTCTTCCTCGACAAGGCAGCAACGTGGGCGCTAGCGGATACCCTTGGAGTGCTCGAAACGATCATCGAGCGTACACACACCTGCTACCGTGGCGAGCGCGACGCGCTGCACCCGTGGGGGTACGGGTGCGGAACGTGCCCGGCGTGCGTCGAGCGCGCCAACGGGTTCGACACGTTCACTTCGAAGCGAGAAGGGGTGACGGCATGAGCGACACGTACCTGCCGCGCAGCGGCGCGATGCCTCGTCCGGCGTCAGTCGCGGAAGCAGCCGAGGCGCTCGCACGGGAAGCTTTCCCGGCGCACGACGCGCAGCGCGTCGAGTTCGACGCGACCGAATTCACGAGCCTTTGCCCGCGCAGCGGCCAGCCGGACTTCTGCCGCGTCCGGATCGAATACGAACCGGATCAGATGATGCTCGAAAGCAAGGCGCTGAAGTTCTACCTCTGGTCGTTTCGCGACGAAGCGCATTTCACGGAAGCGGTTGCCGCGCAGATCGCGAACGATATCGCGGCCGCGATTCGCCCGAAGTGGTTGATGGTCGAGGTCACGCAGAACGTTCGTGGCGGGATCGGGCTGAAGGCGGTCGCATACCGGCACGCAGAATCGACGGACGTCGCCGCATGACCAAGATCTTCAGCGCGATCGGGGAAGATCGGGCGCACGACTTCCTCAAGTACGGTGCGCGTCGGCTGCTTACGTCGTTCGCGTATGCTCGCGCAGCACGTGAAGTGCTCGATGAGCATCGTCGGCTTGGGTCGCGATCGAACTTGCTGTCGCTGAAGTTAGACAGCGGAGCGTACACCGCGTGGACGAAAGGCAAGACCGTCGACCTCGAGGCATACGCCGAGTGGGTCGATGCGATTCGTGCAAACGCCGCCGGGATCGACGTTAGTGCCGTGAACCTCGACGTGATCCCCGGCACGTTCGGGAACGCTTCCACGCCCGCAGAACGCATCGCAGCGATGGACGCGAGCATGGCGAACGCGGACCGGTTGCGCGCCTTCGGAATCGAACCAATCGAGGTATTCCATCAGGACGAGCCGATGGAGTACCTCGAGACGCTTCTGGAGCGTCGGAAGCCCGGGTGTGTGCTCGCGATCAGCCCGAGGAACGATGTCGCGACGAGCCGCAAGAAGGCATGGCTGGACGTCGTTTACAAGCGACTGACGGAGGACTGGCCTCGGGTGCCGCGGACGCACATCCTCGGGACGACGACCGGGCAGGTCATACAGCGTTATCCGGCCTACTCCGCGGATAGCTCCGAGTGGACGTATTTCGAGCAATACGGCATCCGTGTCCATCCGCGGTATCGGACGCACTACTTTGACGAGGATCGACGGGCGATGCGGCACAAGGTCGGTCGTGCCGACAACATCGCGCAGACCGTCGAGCGCGTGTGGACTGAAGAACAATCGCTCGCGAAGGCGTGGGCACGACGTGGACTGGAGTTCGTATGAGTAGCAAGAAGCAGACGGAACTGGACGTTCGGACCGTGTCCGTCAATGCTCTCGTGCCGAACGAGTGGAATCCGAACAAGATGTCGGAACGCGAGTACGAGGCGGAGATCCAGTCAATCAAGGCCTTCGGGTTCGTCGATCCGATCACCGTCCGGCCGCACCCGAGTATCGACGGGAAGTTCGAGATCGTCGATGGTGAACACAGGTGTCGGGCAGCTCGAGAAGCCGGGTTGGAGAACGTTCCGGTGACGGTGCTCGACATCGACGAACCGACGGCGAAGCGACTGACGATCATCCTGAACGAGACGCGAGGTATGGCGGATCGCGTCGATCTTGGCGTGTTGCTCGCGGATCTCGAGCAGACGATCGGGTTCGACGAACTCGTCGTCGGCCTTCCGTTCACGAACGAGAACATCACGAACTTGATCGAGCTTGGCAGCGTCGAGATTCCCGACTACAAAGGAGGGGGCGACCCCGGTCCCGGGGAAGGCGGCGAGGGCGGCAGTGGCAGCGAAGAAGACGGGTGGGAGAGCGTGTGGATGCGCGTCCCGCTCGCGGTCGCTGCGATGTGGCTGGAGGCGCGTGCTGCGATCGAGGCGGAGGCGGAAGTCGAGCCGCACGACGACGAGCATGTCCGGAACGGGCTCGCGTTCGAGTTGCTACTAGCGGATTGGCAGGCGTCGCGGTGAAGAAGCACATCGCGACCTTGCGCGCCGCGGAGCTTCGTCGAGTGAACAACGTCGGGCACGCCGATAGCGTTGAGAAGATCGTTGGCCAGCTTGCGATGCTATCTCCCGGTCCGGTGTCGTACTTCCCGACGCGCCCCGACGGATCACTTGGGCGAGAGCGAGTGTTCCGCGGATCGGCGAGTCGGATCGTCGTTGGGCCGAGCGTGTTCCGCGAGTTCGTTTGCGCGTCCGGGTGTACCGCGTGCTGCCAGAAGTTCACTCTGGACTACACTCCCGAAGAGTTCTTGAACGTCCAGCATCGTGCCGGATTCGTGGAGCGGATCGTCGTCGTGAACGGGAAGCGCCGCGTGATCATTACGAACGATCAGAACGCGAATCCGATATGCGACTTCCTTTCGGTCGAGAAGCCGAGCGGAGGTCTCGGGTGTGCACAGTGGCCGACGCCGCCATTGTCGTGTCACAGCGCGCCGCAAGTGCAGTTGCAGCAACGACCAGACGGGTCGACGCACGTGCTGAAACGACCGTTCGGTCGTGCGTGGGCGATGCGCCCAACGCCGAAATGCGAGTTCGAGGCGACCACAGATTTCAGCCGCATGGACCTCGACGGGATCATTGCGATCTTCGATCGCTTCAGGCGGTGGGGCGAATACTTAGGCGTGCCGACACGAGCCGTCGACGTCCAACGAGCGATCCGCGACCAAGAAGCTCGCGGAGTGGTTCCGACGGCGTCGATCGTCGCATGGGAGAAGGCATGAGCCCCCATGTGATCGTCTTGGCTTCTGAAGTGGGTAGACGGCGTTCTCTGACGTCGGACCCCGTTCCACCTACAACTACCCTGTTGTCGCGTCAATCCAGTTCTTCCCATAGCGATGGTGGTTGATCATGGGTCGTGAACATGAGGATTCTTGGACGGTAGAGGTGCCCGGACGGCGTCCGCCGAGGATGGGTGAAGGGCACTGGTCGGCGGTGCACAAGGCGAAGAAGGAGTGGACCGAGTACCTTAGTTGGTTCGCGCTTCGCGATCGCGTTCCGAAGGCCAAGCCGGGCGACAAGTTCAGGATCGACGTCGTGTTCTTCCGGCCGGGTCCGGCAGGCGACAAGGACAACGACTACGCGAACTGCAAGGTGATCATTGACGCGATGAAGCGCGCTGGGCTCATCGTCGACGATAGCCGTTGGCACATCGACCTCGAGGTGTGCAGTGTGAGCGCAAGTCGCTCGCGTACTCGCGTGACGCGGACGCGCATCGAGGCGACCCGGTACGAACTCAGCCGCTGATCCGATACCGGGGCGACGTCGTCGCAAGGCCTTACTAAAGGTCTGCCCTCGACTGCCGATACGCGTGTTGTAGGGAGCAGCAACGCCGCTCGACGCGACACCGATCAGGGTCTACGATCGACCCGGGTCCACACCGAAGGAGAACGACCATGCCAGCATCTACGAAGAAGAAGATCGACGAGCTCACCTACGAGACCACCATCCCGATGCACGATCGGATCTCCGATCTGCTCGACGAGCTGATGGACATGATGAACGCGGGGGAACTCGACGCTCGAACTGATGTCGTTCTCGATCACCTGTACGACGCCCAGCGATCCCTCCGACGCGCTCGCATCGAATCCAAGAACATCGCCGACGCTTCCTAGCGTCAGTCCCGCCAATCCATACGCGAGCAAGGAGCACGCCATGAACGACCGAACCGACGAGCAGCGCCGCGCCGATTACCGCCGAGGACGAGCGGCATCCATGCGGGAGTGGACTACGCGACAACCACTCGAAGCCGCGGACGTGCGAGGCGAGCACGCCGAGTGGTACCACGGCTACATGGACTACGCCACCGGGCGCGACATCTGGGAAGGCCCGGAAGGTCGCCGCGAGTATGCTCCCGCACCACGCCGCAGCTCGTCGCCGAGAGCGTGACCGGGATGGGGCGCCCGGCGCGACGAGCGAAGGAGGACGACATCATGCGCCTGACGATCACTAGCACTTACTACGGGCGGACGAGCTGTGCGTGGTGCGGCCGTGTCTGCGGCATCAGCGAACCAGTCAAGGTCGTTGACGGCACGGTCGACGGGTACGCCGACGGACCCTACTGCCGCAGATGCTCCGCCCGTGTGCTCGACGTCGTCAGCGCCGAAGTCGGGATCGACGAGCAAGCCGTGATCGTCGCCGAGCGCGACCACCGCTACCTTGTCGAAACGTCGGCGAACGCGGAGCGACTAGCACATGCCGTGCAGCGGAACGATGCCGCTGGGATCCGGGACGCAATGACCCGCCTTGGCTTCGGAATGTGACCCTGAACGAGGACACGCGCAACGAGCACGATCGTGGCACGGATTTAGTACGCGAAGAAGGCACAGGCAGCGATTTCCCAAGAAGGGCTAAAGGTCTGAACTGATTTGCCGATACTTGTTGTGTCGCCACCCGGCGGCCCAGAACCAAAGGAGCCTACCATGCCAGCAATCACGATCATCGGCCCGAACCTCCCGCACCACGCCACGCCGAACGGCGAAGCGTTCATCGCGCACGCCGCCGGCTGCCGAGACATCGCCCGCACGCTCTCCCGGCACGACGCCGCCCAGCCGCGGACGATCGAGGCCGACACCTTCGTCGACGTCGCCGTCGCGATCTACGAGGACATGATCGACGAAGGTTCGATGACCGAGGACGATGCAGTCGCAGACGTGCACTTCTGCCCGTGCTGCGAG